TATTGAACATGACCCTTATAGATGGAAAAGCCATTTCCGAACAAGTAAAGCAAGAAATTGCCGATGAAGTGGCAGAAATTGTGGCTAATGGAGGTAAACGTCCCCACTTGGCCGCTATCCTTGTAGGACACGACGGAGGTAGCGAAACATACGTAGCTGCAAAAGTAAAAGCCTGTGAAGTATGCGGTTTCAAATCGTCCCTTATCCGTTATGAAAGCGATGTGACCGAAGACGAACTGCTGGCCAAAGTACGCGAACTTAACGAAGATACCGACGTGGACGGCTTCATCGTACAGCTCCCGTTGCCCAAGCACATCTCCGAACAGAAAGTAATCGAAACCATCGACTATCGCAAAGACGTAGACGGTTTCCATCCCATTAACGTAGGACGCATGTCTATCGGACTGCCCTGTTACGTATCTGCCACTCCGAACGGCATACTCGAACTGCTGAAGCGTTATAAAATCGAAACATCGGGTAAAAAGTGTGTAGTATTGGGACGCAGTAACATTGTCGGTAAACCGATGGCTGCCCTCATGATGCAGAAAGCCTACCCGGGAGACGCAACAGTCACCGTTTGCCATAGCCGCTCACGTGACCTGGTAAAAGAATGTCAGGAAGCCGATATCATTATCGCCGCCTTAGGACAGCCTAATTTCGTGAAAGCCGATATGGTGAAAGAAGGTGCGGTTATTATCGATGTAGGTACCACCCGCGTACCCGATGCCAGCAAAAAATCCGGTTTCAAACTGACGGGCGACGTAAAGTTTGATGAGGTTGCTCCCAAGTGTTCATACATCACCCCCGTGCCGGGAGGTGTAGGCCCTATGACCATTGTTTCGTTGATGAAGAACACGCTGTTGGCCGGTAAAAAAGCCATTTATAAATGAGATATTTCTCATTCATAATTCTCTTACTTCTCTCCTTTTCCTGCACATCCGTGTCGCAGGAAAAGGGAGATACAGTCAAGGCTGTTTCAGATACGATCATATCCAATGCGAATGACAGCCTTCTTCCCCACCGCATCACACTCCTTTTTGCCGGTGACCTGATGCAACACCAAGGACAAATCAATGCCGCCCGTACTCCTGCCGGATACGATTACTCCGATTGTTTCAAATTCGTCAAAGAAGAAATCAGCCGGGCGGATATTGCCGTCGCCAATCTGGAAGTAACCCTCGGCGGAAAACCATATCGTGGCTATCCTGCTTTCAGTGCACCAGACGAATATCTTTCCGCCATCCGTGAAGCGGGTTTCAACGTATTGATAACAGCCAACAACCATTGTCTGGATCGGGGTAAAAAAGGTCTGGAACGAACCATTCTCATGCTCGACTCCCTCCGCATCCCATATGCAGGTACATACACCAATGCTGAAACACGCGAACAGCGATATCCGCTCATGATAGAAAAAAACGGTTTCCGCATCGTACTTCTCAACTATACGTATGGTACAAACGGTCTCAAAGCAACTTCTCCCAACATTGTGAATTACATTGACAAAGAGACGATGGCACTGGACATCCGGAAAGCGAAAGCACTCCAACCCGATGTTCTCATTGCCTGTATACATTGGGGTGAAGAATACCAATCGCTCCCTAACCGGGAACAGACCTCTCTCGCAGATTGGTTATTGCAGCAAGGTGTAACTCATATCATCGGTTCTCATCCCCATGTAGTACAGCCAATGGAACTTCGCACGGACAGCACGGCAGGTAGCCGACATGCGGTAGTCTATTCTTTAGGAAATTTCATTTCCAATATGTCTGCCCGCCGGACAGACGGAGGAATTTTGTTTAAATTAGAACTTGAAAAGGACAGCATTACCCGCGTCACCAATTGCGAATACGGTTTAGTATGGACTTCTCGGCCGGTATTATCGCGAAAGAAGAATTACATATTATATCCGATCAATTATCCGACAGACTCACTATCCGTTACAGAACGTAACCACTTGAAAATCTTTACTAAGGATACCCGCTCCCTATTCAACAAACATAATAAGGGAATAAAAGAGTACATTTTTTATTAAAAAAAGTCCTTCTAATATTTGCAGATTAAAAGATTATATCTATCTTTGCACCGCGTTAGAGAAACGCAAACATGGTGGATGTAGTTCAGTTGGTTAGAGCGTCAGATTGTGGTTCTGAATGTCGCCGGTTCGAGTCCGGTCTTCCACCCAATAAAAAGAGGAAACTCAGAAATGATTTTCCTCTTTTTTTGTTGTATATAAAGCATTTACGGGAAACATTTGGAAAATATGTCATTGAAAACCACTTTACAAGTAAACATTTAGACCTACAAGTAACACTAAATTGTTTTAGCAATGTTTTAGCAGAAGATATGGCAACATTTAAACCAACTATATTTAAAGACAGGCAGCGTGAGGATAAGACTTGGAACGTTGTAATCCGATTCACCCACGAACGAAAAGTGAGGTACATATCCACTACTATGTATATCTCTAAGAAAGACCTTACCGCCAGTTTCAGGATAAAGAACCAACTTGTACTCGACAAATGCGAGGAACTGATAAAGATATACCGGAAAAAAGTGAATGCTCTCAATCTTGAACTAAACTCAATGGATATAGATTCTATTGTTGAATACATCAAGCGAAAAGATGACAAGAATGGCATAGACTTCATTTCCTTTGCGAGAAACTGGTGCCGGTCTCATACTGAAATCAAGGGTATCAAAAATTATCAATCCGCATTGAACTCGTTCTGTTCATTTTTCGGAAGGGAAACAATAATGTGTAGCGAAATAACCGTTCAAAAGATGAAGGAATATGAAGAGTATCTTTCCGACAAGAAACGAGCACAATCGCTTTATACAAACTCTATACTCCGTTTGTTTATGGAAGCAAGGGAATATTACAATGATGAAGACAACGGAATAGTAAGAATCAAACAGAGCCTATCTAAATTCAAACCCAAACAGCAGAATACAGCAGAGAAGCGAGCATTGTCCATTGAAGAAATAAGGAAGATATTCTCCCTCCCATACGACAACAAAGACATGAGAGAACGCAACAGTAGGCACGATTTAGCTTTAGATTGCTTTCGGTTATCATTTTGCCTTATGGGAATGAACTCTGCCGACCTATACAATGCCACTGAATTTGACGAGGAATATATCACCTACTATCGTACCAAAACGAAGGACAGAAGGAATGATAATGCAAAGATGGTTGTTCGCATACATCCTATGATTAGGTTGCTCATTGACAAATACAGAGGGGAAGAACGTGTGTTCAATTTCTACGAGCGTTTTTCTTCAATGGGAGACCTTAACCGTGCTATCAATATAGGGCTGAAAGAAGTGGGGAATAAAATAGGAGTCGAAAATCTGCAATTCTATTCTGCAAGGCACTCAATGGCGACCATTGCAATAAATAAGGTTGGAATACCTATCTATATTGTGAATGAAATGTTATGTCATGTGGATTCAAGGCTTCGTGTTACTGAACTATATATAAAGAAAGACTATTCTATTATAAACGATGCAAACTTTAAATTGATAGACTATATGTTTGATGAACAGATATACATTTAACTACCAAAAACGCTCGAACTTATTCTCTTACAAGTCGGACGTTCTGTTCATTCCACTTTTATATTACTCTAACTTAACAGCTTCGTCGTCCCAAGTTAGATCTCGGTCTATTATTTTTCGTATAGTCCCTTTGGGAAGTTCTATACGCGGGGAAGATATACCGAATCCACCTATATCTTCTCCGGTAAAATCTTCTACCCAGATATCCGAAGGATTATTCAGGTCTTTTATAGATAACACTAAACGTTCATTCTCTTCTTTAGTGTGTGTATACCTTACTACAGGGCGAACAAATATATGCTCACTTCCGTCACTGTCTACTGCCAACCAAACCATATTATCCTAATTTTGATATCTTTTCCCTAAATTCCCATAGATGTTCATATATGGGTGAAACGTTGGATTCTCCCAGTGCTTCGATATAGTAGCTATCGAGCTTTCAATAAAATACTCACAATCGAGTATGTTTATACATTTACTTAATTGATACGGGGAGGCCGGATACGCTTTGTTTTCAAGCATATTCTTTGCCCAGTTTAAAAGATATTGGACTGATTCGTAATCGTAATTATGTACCATAATTATAGTATTTTCTGAAAAAGGTAACAAAAAACAATTCATAGTACTAAGCTTCCTAACTTTAGGAACTAAAAATATGCCTCCCTATTATTTTATGGTTATTGGAAAAAACACTATTTAGTTGTTCCCTAAATCTATTATATTATTATTCACTCACTGAATCGCACCATACAGTTTCTTTAGAAAGTTATAAGAGACATATTCATTTTCAATCACTGTTTGAGCCAATATAGGTGGGAAACTTAAATATACCATACGGGATACAGATTCGTCATTGACTCCCTCCTTCAATCTTACATCCTTTAATTCAAGATTATTGAATAAATCAGAACTCAAATACAAATCTCGCGTTTTGGAAGTTGATAACGAACTGAATGAATTAAAAAATAGTAGAACCAATTCATATTTTGATAATTGTGCACGAAATATCTTTGAATATTTTTGGGGTGAGTTAAACTCTGAGGCCATTTCCAAGATGTAGTAAACATTCCTAAAATATGTGCCAAGTTGATTCTTATATGGGGCAAAACAATAGTTTGCAGCTTTAGTGCAGGCTTTTACTATTGGTTTAAGATTATTCTGTTCAAAATAAATATTAACTACATTTAGACATAGATAATCATAGAAATTTTGATGTACGGGTAACGTAATGCCACTACCTCCATACAACCCTACTTCATGTTCTGAATAAATATTATCGATGGCAATTGCCAAATGTTTATAAGTCAACATCCATTGCTCGTTTGATCTTTTTGGGGGAATAATCCTTTTCACCAACTCTTCTTTGGAGAAATTCTCTGGAATACTCCTTCTTATTTCTAAATAAAAGATGTGGTATAACTCTACGTAAATCTGACGATAAGTTTTTTCAGGTGTACAAAACTCATTGTAAGGAGTTATTTTCCATTCACATTGTTTTTCATCATATACCCAATCTATTCTTTTCACTTGCAAGGCATCCCGATATGAAATAAAAATCCTAAGCAACTCAAAAAAGACAGCTCTATCCTCGCTATTTAAAAATTGCCGTTTATTCTGTCTTAACGTAAAAAGAACTCCAATGAATGCTATAAATCCCGCAATCGCTCCTAATATACTTCCAAACTCACCCCAATCGGTCTGTTTATCCGCAAACTTACCTTGGGTCTGAATAAAATAGAAAGCTAAAATGACTATTATGATTAATGTGAGAATGATAGTTCCCCAAACGAGCCAATCTTTTACATTTCTTTTCATTCTTATCATAAATCAAAATCTAATAAGTTTTAAAACAATATTATCAATTCAAATATAATCATGATTTTGATAAATAAAAAATATTTCCAGAAATAATAGATTCCAAAGGTACTAAAGTTTGTTCCTATTTATCACAGCAAACAATATAATATAAGTGTTCACCAATTATAGCTATACTTGACTTAAAAGAAAAGTGCTCACTTTTTTATATCCTTATTAAACTTTTCAATTATATATTAGTACTATCTTATGTACCCTTTTTGAGAGTTTGTTGATATTGTGTGCTGTTGATAGGAAAGGCTACAAAAATAAAAGAGGTATCATGCTACCTCTTTTCACTTCTAAACAAGTCAATGCGTAATTCTAAGCTAAATGTTTATTGATAATCTGTATTATGTAAAACCCATCCACCATAATGTTTTACATAAGTAACAGTTACAACACCACCTATACCATCACTAATCTTGATAGAGTAATAATCTTCTATAACCTGACTTTGTTTTGGAAGTCTTACATTTGCTTCATTAATAATTTGATTTAATGATTTTCTCATAATCTTTATTTTTTTGTTTTACATTGATGTTGTGACAAAAAATGCCACAACACCTGATTTAAATCTCGGCGTTGCGGCACTCCTTATTTCAGTTGGCACGTTTTTTGCAACGTACAAATATACATACCTTTATTTAATATACAAAATCATTTGCTCATTTTTTTATAATTCTCACCATAATGATTAAAACTATTATGAATATAACTCCGAATGCCCACCCACCCAACTCCATTTTGATAGATTGCCATCGGTTTAGCTGTTTTTCAACAGGATAAGGAACTTGTATGGAGTCAACCTTCACGAATGAATCGACCTTATTAATGAAAAGGTACTTGTACAGATACTTGTATTTATCAACAAATACTGTATCGCCTTTTACATAATACATAACAGAATCTTTCTGGTAGATGCTGTCATGCTGTATGCGGTCTATATATTTGTATTCTGTCTTTATGGTGTCTACAGGAACATATTGAATGCTTCGGCAAGATGATAACCACATTCCCGACATCAGGATAAAAGTTATAATGTAAATTAGTCGTTTCATGGCCGGATAACTGTATTACGAAGAAAGTTAGAAAACTCACTTCTGACATCGAAGCACGGACAGGCCTTTATATACTCTGCCAGCTCAACCTCCCCACTGCCATCAAGGTCGGGAGATGTATCCCGGTGGCCCAATAGTTCGACTATATCATATTCCTTGCATAGTTTTGCTACAAGGTCACGAAGGGCGTTCTTCTGCGCTTTTGTCCGAGTATCTGCCGGACGTCCGTTTACATCAAGACCACCAATGTAGCAGATACCAATACTGTGTTTATTGTATGACACTCCGGAAAAACCTTTCGTATTACAATGAGCGCCATCTATAGACAATGGACGTCCATTCTCCACAGTACCGTCAAGGTCAATCACAAAGTTATAACCTATCTGAGCGAATCCCCTTTGCCGGTGCATCCGGTCAATGTCTTTCGCTCTCAAATCCTGCCCGGCTTTTGTAGCCGAGCAATGGATGATAATAGAATCGATCTTATTCATTCTTTTCCTTATTTATTACGTCTTTAACATCCTCCTTGTCTACACTGAATACTTTCTTGCTAAACAAGGCAATAGCAGCAGCAAGATTTATGTTATATCCTTTAGGTTTCAGTATATTGCTTATGATTGAGCACCCCTCAATAAAACATACGAACAAGCAGGCATAAGTGTCAATGTGAAGATTGTCGCCTGCCGCCTTGTTGACCATGACCACCATGACTACAAATGAAAAGTAGGTGACCATTTTCCCCATAGTTGCTCTCCATGCACGACTTAACCTCACGTGTTCCTTCAACAATAGACTTTTTCTTACTCCCGTCACCAAATCACAAATGATTACACAAAACATAGCGATAAGCCAAGGAACCATCAATTGTAAGCTGTCTATTACAAAACTACCAGCGATTGGGGCAAACACACTGGAAGTAACTTGATGAATTGCTTTCTCTTTCATTTTTTTATTTAATTATTAATAAGTATATTTGTCATGCAATTCAATCGATCATGCGCCAGGTGTGGCATATTTTTAGCAATACGTATGCCCGGCTTGTGAAAGTCGGGCTATTTATTTAACTTTCTTTTTCTTTTTAGTTTTATAATGGTATCTTTGCATTGTCTTTTCTGACTTTACTTTCCTCAAATGGAAGTTAATAAGTTGTTTATGTATGCGTAACGCCTTGCTTGGGAAAGCAGGGCGGTTTTGTTATTGATTCGGATAGGATTTCGTAAGGTTTCCATTTTTATAAAAATCTAATCCAGTACTTGATAATACCGCTTTATAAATTCCATTTTGAGTAGTAATGCCATCACTATTCAGACTTGATGTAATATTGATCTCACCATTTGCATAATGATTACATTCAATCCCGAAACCAGACAGCACTGATTTAGAAACAATGTTTCCCGAAATATCATACTGTGTGGATTTGATAATAGGATAAGGTATATCCGCGAAATCTACATTTTTAAAAGATATTTCCATTACCATCCTGTCAGATGCATCATATATGTTCAAAGAACTTTCAGATGGATCAATAACTATTCTTTTTCCCGAATTAGATGTTTCTACTTTTTTAGCGACAATGCCATCATCATCAAAGATTGCAATATCCTCACCGGCATTATTCTGAAATACGGTAGTATCAGCTTTTAACGTAATCTTCCGATTCTGAATGTCAATCCCCGTCTCGACATAATCCTCCGGAGCAAGTGACCAGTCCGTAGGCTTTGTTCCTATCTCGAATTTGAAACTCTTGTATCGAACACTTCCGGTCATGTTGTCGCAACGGATACCAACCGGCCAATACTTATTGTTTAGTTGATATTCTGTGACGGTATAGAACGCAACAACACGGACAGTACCACTACCTGCCTGAACAAACGGAAGAATATTAGCGTTCATACCACCATTGTCCCATCCTGTATCACTGCCCGGAGCCTGCAATTGGAATATGGGATTCGAGTTCTTTACTATGTTGCTGTATTCAAGGCTAAAGGAAAAACATACGACATCCCCGGCCTTTACGTCGGTAAGGTAACAGTCATACAAAGAAAATGTCTGATTTGTGCTACCCTTCAATGTAACACTCTCACTCCATTCATCAGATGTGCCGCGGGCATAATTCCTGCCTCCGATATGAATATCGTCAATCATGCCTTCAACGGATTTTGTACCTATTGTTATCCCACCTTCAGGCGCGGACAACTTTCCGTCCTTAGTCAATTCGAGTCCCGTACCGGTATGCTTGATTGCTCCTTTGGTTATTTCCCATCCTTCGGTCTTGTCAAGCTCGCCTATGAAAATCTTGGAAGTACCAAGGACATTGACTATCGCGTCTTGCGCCAACAATAGATCGGTAGCAGTAAACCGCATATCGTTTGCAACATCCCAGTTCCCATCCCCATTCGAAGAAGCCGGACGGTCTATAACAGACGTGCCCTTTTCTTTTACACGGAAAGTGTACAGCTTGTTATTGAACCATGTAAAGACAACATCCCGGTACATATCATCCCAAATATAAGTCTCTCCTATGGTAAACATACCCCTACTGCGGTAGGTATATCCATTGCTTCCCGGATTACCTGTTGAACCATCATAGACTTTCGAGATGCTTCTTTCCTTTGCCACATTTGAGCTATCGGTAAATCTGACCAAGATGTCATCATAGTCACCATCGACAACAAACGTATAGTTATCCACATGTTCGGAACTTCCTTCTGACTTGGAAACTACCCCGTTTTTGTAATACGAAACAGTACAATAAAAGTTACTACACAGTTCTCTCTTGTTCCCTGTTATCTTGAACAAATATGCAGTAGCAAGATAGTATATCTTTGGATTCCCGCGATTGTCACAAGAGATGACTTCGACTTTGCGGTTCAGTTGCTTGATATCAATTTCATACTGCACCGGTGACACGCCATCCTCCACTATGGTAAGTGTCTCGGAAGCAATTATCGCGTTGGGTACATTGTCACCCGTGACCTTAACGGCTACCACACCGGCATGCACCGGAGAAGCAATCATGGAGCTGAGAACAACGGAATACGGCCGGAAACTGCCATTCAGGATACGTCCCCATTGGTACTTCGGGTTATCAATGTTTTGTACGATGGCCGACAAAGTGATCGTGGCCGGCTCATAAGTCCCGTCAGGAAGCTTATGGAACACCCGTTCCCCCGGCAGGATTGATACTGTAGGGGTACGGGGAATTCTACGTATTGGTACGCCTCCTTTTACTTTCATGATGGTGTCGCTTCTACTTGAAGCCATAATAGGTCAACATTGTCTGTTTCAAAATCAGACTTATTTATCTTAAATTTATTATTCGTCGATTTTGCTTGATCCCTAATAAACACAAGTCCGTTCATTAACGAAAATGCAAAATAGGTAAATAACGGTACTTCTTGATGGGTATCACGTGTTATAACCTGTGCGGTTGCGGTTACACCATTCACCTCATCGAGATAACCGCCCGGTGTATCGTAGGTAAAATTTAGTATATATGGGTCGGTTTCGTCGCGCACATCTACCGATTTAGTGCTGACAACTGAATCTGCTACTTTGAATTTAGCAACAATGGTTTCCATCAGGTCAATATCATCTCGTTCAAGAGTGATAGTTTTTCCAGTTTTTCCCAATGCTTCCAAACCATCCAATTCTTCGTCTGTATCGTTTGCGACAACTCTATACCATTCTACTTCATAACTGGAAATTAAATTTCCACCTTGCGATAAAACTGTATTTAAGGTAATAGTATCTGCTTCGGACGATATGACACCTCCATTTGTCATACCGATTTCCCCTATATATGTCGTCGGGGATGCCTCCATTCTTGATACCTCAATATCAGAAGATACAATTTCGTTAAACCCGTCCACTTTTACAGTAGCATCACAAGTTATCAATTTACTACTGGTCATTGAAAGCCCAAGATTGTCTTTTATAATCAGGCAAGGAACTTCATGCGATCCCATTGTGTATGTCTTGGTGATATCAAAACGCGAATCGCTTTCAGTAATAACCACACCATCATATTTCCATACAACGCTAACGTAATCATATACTAACTCCGTAGATTTAGAGTTACGAATTATTGGATAAACAGTCGGTTGATTAGCTTCTATAGTCCAGTCTACAAGTACGGAAGTACCATTAGTCGCTTGTACGAGAGATTTTGTGCTGAGCAAATTCATTGTCAGCGAACCCTTACTTCTCAATCTTTTTATGGTTGTACCACCCCTAACTACTGTTGTCATAACTATTCTTTTATTAATCAAACATACTTTAATTCCATTCTCTTTTCTGAAGCTCTCTTAATGCCTGCGTGGTATTCATCGCAGTAGCACCAAGTTCCTCAATCACTTTGTCAATGTCATCACCGAGCTTTTTAAGTTCATCCTCGATCAACACCACTGTCGTTGCATTCTGACGGCATGCAGACTCTGAGGTGATAAGCCCTTTTTCAAGGGCCGTCTTTCTGTCTATAAATATGTATCTTGCCATAATTTTTTATTTTTGTTATACGGGGATAAATTCTGATCCATCCCCCATTACTATTGATATCTTATTTTCTGTTTCCGCTTTATCTGATAGTCTCTCGGCAGAAGTGGAACCTTCGAAATCCCATTTATGAAGGAGAGTATCATCTTTGTATATTTCGATCAAGGATGTCCTCAGTTCTCTATAGATATAAAATGCATCATCGGAAGTAAAACCTAAATTAAGACCAACACTATTAAACTTATAAGTTATCCCGTTAATGATCACTGACGACTCATCAGATGTATCTCCCATCCTAATGTCAATAAGCATAGGGTTAGATGGTTCAAATAATCCGTTTGCACGATATGATAAATCGTTAAATACGATATATATCAACACTTTTTTATTTGCATCAATAGTAATATAAAATCCGTATTTGTTTTTCCTTATAGAAATTGGACGAGAAGCGGTAGTATGTGATAGATCACATTCAACAACAAGTCTCGTTCCTGTTTCTATTTTTTCTAAGTTAGAAGTAGGAGCAGCGAAATAGCCAGCTAATCCATACTTCACATGCTCCATCCCTTCAACCACGTCCGGTTCTACCTCCTGCACACCCAATCCGATATCATCAGCATCAAGAAGCACGTTCATGCCCTTCAAGCCATTGCCCCAATCTGCAGAGAAGTATCTTTCCGGATTATCCAATGTCCCTATACCGGCAACGTCCACCTGTATTCCTGCCGGAAATAACTTCACATCAGAAGGAATTGAAATAACTCCAGAATCATTTCCATACGGTGTAACAACAGATGTCCTGTACGGAGGTAAACGAGTCACAAGGGTAAATTCATGATTGATCGTCTTTCCTTGCACGTCCGGCCGGTAACCTTCCGGCAATTGGATGGCTTCCGACGCTACTTCAATGTCCGGTGCGGATGGAACGAAGTGAGGTGTGTAATCCGGCATGGAGGGAAGAACTGTCTCGCCTTGAAGGAGACGGATATTCTTGTATTGAACCGTGTTACCGGAAGTGTTATTTAAAACTCCGGCGTACAACACAAGATGTACCTTTAATTCTGGATTATATTTACTATTTACGGTAAATGTAATAGATTTCTGATTTTGAGTAATAACTCCGGAAGGAGTTGCTATAGAAGAATTAACTGCTCCAAACTGGTACATCTGTACTGTATATTCTTCCGTAGAACCTTCCACTTTTATTATCTCTCCAATATCCAATGTGTATTTACCACCGGCTTGTATCGGATCCTTGATCTCAATTGATTTATACGAATTGATAGATTCTCCTACAATAGTAACTTCCTCAACATCTTCACCAAGCACATTCCAAGCGTACTCGCCTTCAAGAAGTTGTACATTCTTGTACTTGACAGAATTACCCGCTGTAGCCCCTGATTTGCCTGCATAAAGCATTAAAGAAGCAGGTTGCGAAGCATCATATCCATCTGTTAAATTTAATACTCCTACCTTTCTATAAGTAGAAAGAACAACAAAATTTGAAATTGTCGAGCCGACTGTCCCGGAATTAAACACAGCTACTGAATACTCCGTTGCATCACCTGTTAGATTTAATACATCATCAATACCAACAGTCAGTTTTTTATTTGATAATCCCTTACTTATTTTTATATGTTTATTCGTAGTATTATCACCAGTAACGGAAGTGACCGTTACCTCTTCCGTATCCCCTTCAAGCAGGTTGTAGTTGTACTCCTCAGTGATCTGGATACCGTAGATGTAAGACGGAATGTCAAAGCCATATGTACAAGAAATATGTGATATCGTCTTTCCAAGAGTGCTTTTATGCACAGCCTCTATTTTTTTATTAGCCATGTAGTCAAATCGTAATGCTGACGAAACCGTACCATCCGTGTACGCTATTATAAATGCAAAGCCCCATTGGGATTCTGTTTCAGAAACATATTTTCCCACAACACGTAGAACATATGCTGTATTCTCCTTGAAAGACATCTTTCCGGAGAATAAATCACGTTGTTCATTTCCACCTACATAAACACGTAATTTCGCTGGGTTAGGCACACAAATGTACTTCCCGTCCGCATCTTCTCCCTCCGTTACTACACCGGGCTGAACCTCATCGTTCAGATCGAGGAAGTACTGCTTGGCAAGCAGATTGCGAGGGTATTCGGATATTTTGTCAAGTTCCTCATTCAAGTACTCATTGCGGACATCCGTCAAATTCTGACGACAGTCCTGTACCTTGCAGACGTAATGTTGCTCTTTGCCGATAGAAGCTGTTGGTACTTCCAATTCGCGCGAATTATGTCCTACATAGTCTGTTATCAATGATTCGGCAGAACCATTCTTTTTATACCACCAGTATGCAGATGGAATAGATGTCTCGCCAGCTACCAAATCAGCAGACAGCTTCAAGTATGTCAATCCCTTTATCGGATTAAAACAACGTCCGCGCGGATAGTCTGTTTTGAGAACAGCCGGTGAACTGGCAGCGACATTTGACGCCAATACAGATGTACCGACAAAATAGGCTTTACGCCTTAACTTGCCATTAACCATATCAGCGAAAGTCGCAGTGAAAATTAATGTAACCGGTGCATCAAAATTAACGTTCTTATATACAATGATCCTGCCTCTGTTATTCGTGTTTGAGGTTGAATCAATCTTGTACTTTGAATTTGTAGGAGAAATGAGGTTAGCCTCAGATATTTCATTCTCATACCACTTTATATCCGTAATATAAAGATTTACAGTTCCATTCTCAAGAATACCGGATGGGTCTGTAATACTACATACCGGCTGTATTGCCGTAGGGCGTATGCGTCGGTCAGGGGTATAGATTTTGTTATCCGCATCATAATCCTGTTTTAGCGAACCCTCTGCAACCAACATGGAAATTTGTGTTCCGAGAGGGGAATAAACTCTATTAAATACTGCCATATCTATTTATTTAAATGTTTCTTCTTTTCTTATCGTTATATTTCCTATTGTCGCTTCACAAATAAATTTTACCGAATCGGTAGTAATATCACCTGCAGTTATATGCACACTTTCACGGGCGGATGAGTTGTTGTCATTCCATATAGCATCGCTTGCAATGTCTGCTAAGGATGTACCGGATTCACGAGTCCAAACCCATTTAACAACCTCAGACGTTATGTCCTTGAAATACTTAAAGACTTTCGCTGTTAGGATAACATCAATATTATTGTCAACGAATACATAAGCGTCTTCACTGTTTTTAATCTCCATGCGCAAGTCACCGTCGCCAAGCGTATCTTCAACGATCTTTTCAAGTTGCTCTATCTTGCCGGTAAAATACAAGCTATCGACATAAGCGGAATACCCGGTCATGTCCGCCCCGAATACGGACAGGTTGGAAAGGTCCCCGAACTGCATTGCGATGTTACCGAATGAGAATTCCCACCAGTCCACATTCTTAAGATACCTTGTATATGTGCGCGTCTGATACATACTTGACTGACGGGACTTATTGCTCACATTGCCAAAACATACGAAGTGCATCATTGCGGTAGGCGGCACGGGATTGGGATAGTTATCCGAAACGCTACGAAGCTCAAAACGGAATTTGCTGTTGAGTCCCGATTCTATAATCTCAGTAATACGGAAAAACACAGTAGTGAACCCGGAGAACCGGCGGTTGCCCTTGCCGTCATCGTAATCCTCCGTAGCATTCCCGCTCTCAAAATGGTACATGCCCATGGCCAGGTCATCGAAAGCGACCGCGCCAATCTGGCCGGCTTCCAGTTTCAAGGTCACCACACCGGTATTCAATTCATTCCCTTCCGGATCGGTATCCATTACAACTGATTCTACGATACCGCCTCCCGGGGCAGACCACTTCTCACCGGTGGTGACGTCCACATAGTTGTACCTGAATTCAGAAGTTTCAAACCATTCATTGACACGCAAGGATCTGAGTTCACCATGCCCGCCTGCAGTAAAGAGACCGCCATGTCCGGTTATACCGCCGGCAAAACTCTCACCCAACTGAATACCGCCGCCTGCGGTGACCAAGCCTTGAGATATCAAGCCTTTTATGAAAGTGATAAGTTCTTCGGCAGAATTTGGAACATCTTTTCGAAGAAACTTTGAAAGAGAGTTCTTTGCAGAAAAGACATTTCTATCTGAAGGAGCAGTATTATCGTTAACCCCAATCACATACACACTTGTCCCGCCTCCACTTATGGATGTGTTACTATTGTATGTCTGCCCTTTGTAAGCCAAAGAGTCAATCTTGCTTTCTATCTCTCCGATTAACGAATACGGAGCTGTTTCCCCAACCATATAAACAGGGGAATCATAAGGGATATCAAGATTATATTCAAATCCGATTACACGGGATTGACGACCATTTTCAAAATACCCTTTATTGATAAGATTCACCCGGTCTCCTGCTTCAAAGAGCTTATGATTGCCGTCTTTATCGTATACAACATCAGACATCATTGTACAACTATAAGTAGACGGGTCTACCATAGTTTTTTTTATATACTTCTGAGTGGTCGAGAGCAATTCTTTTTCCGCATTAGGACGCATGTCTTCCGAGAGGAATGCGGTATCAAACCCATAAAGGATGTAAGTATCAGCCGGTATTTCTTTCCCATCTTCCACATGAGCCGACTGAGGAAAAAGTATATCGTCCGGTAACAAACGGCCGTAGTCTTCATTCGGAACAATTTCGAAAGTAGTACCACTATCACCGCTACCTTTCAGCTCTACAACAAAATCAAGACCTGCCAATTTGCCGGTTTGGAATATCACACGGACATCTTCACCTTTTATACGATAATTATTATCGAAGTCCTTAAGCCCTGTATCTTTGAATGTGTACACAAGATGCGTATTGCCTGTCTTATTCCCTTCGCTGTCCTCTTCCTCGACAATATCCGGTTCCGGAACTTCTGTTGTGGAACCGATATATTTTGCGTACTCATCCTCAAAAACGACTATTTCTTCAACGGCTTCCTCTACGGGCATTTCCACATTATACGGGCTGTCATAACGTGAATCTCCAATATATATACGTTCACCCGTAGGACTGTAGCGATAGGCATCTACGTAAGGGACATCAGAAGGAAGCATCAAGCGTTTCTGTACAACACCGCTAACCGTCAATTCAGCATCATCCTTACTGAAATAATTGGTGGGGACTTTCCCTTTGATGATGTTATCAATCGTGTACATATCACCAGAAGATGCTGTGACTCCTTCGGGTAACTCTATCACATTCGATTCTTCGCCAGCTTTGTATTCCGGATTATATACCGCATCAAATGTTTTACCGGCATTACCTCCTGAGATAAAAGTGACAGTAACATCAGCACCTTTATTCTCATTCTTTACTACACCGTAGCAAGCAATATTGAAATGTATATTTGCTTCATCGATTATGAATTCTACAGATGAGTCAATGCGTATACTACATTCCGATGCATCGCCTTCAAGCGTGAATATGGCGTTATCAAACTTAACCGTAGGGGTATACTTGCCTTCCCGCTCCTCTGTTTTTGTCTGTATCTCAATCTGCTTCGTCTCTCCTCCCGTTACATATTCGATACTAAATGTACTCTTGAAGTTACGAACAGTAAGCCCGACTTGGTTAGGGTCTGTTATTCCGGCTGTTATATTATCCGCTTGAATGCTATATTTCCCGGCCGGCATATTCTTGGATACCGGAATCAATACACTATACTTGGCAGGGCTGTTTGTCATTATCGAATAAGGCTTTTCGTAAGACAAAACAATATCATCGTCATTTCTGTAAGAGCTTACCGGAAAATACTCGGCATCCAGTTTTCTTGACGTATCGGAAATCCTTCTTCCATTGACCGACTTCACATCGAAAATAAGTTTCTTACGATACGACTCCGGAATATTACGTGTAGAGCCAAAGGCATAGATACGGGTAGCATAAGTACTCTGACTGTCGCTACGTTCCATCGCCTCTACGTTCACCCCTAATTCCAAATCGACAGGATCACCGAACTCGCACCTACCGAAATGAATGACATGGTTGGTTATCCACCATTCACATTCCCATGTCTCAGCCATCAGGGAAAGGGCATCGATAAGATTGGTATTGTCATAGGTAACAAGTTTGGCTGATTGGGAAACCACACTATAGTCTATTTCAAATTCAAACGCTGTACCCCTGTAATCATATTCTAATACGGAAAGATTTCTCAGGAATACATTCAAATGAATGTCAAGGCCGGCGGTCAGACTCCATCCGGCCTCACGTCCGGCATTTTCGGGAGTGTAGAAGAATTTTTTATTCTTCCATTTCCAATAATAAGCGTCAAGACGTAGTTCGTAATCGTAACCACCGGTAGAATCGTTGTATGTAGGCTTTTGCAAGTCTACAATATCAAACAGGCCGGTAGGATCATTGGGAAGATCAATATAATAACCTAATTTAAAGAAAACCGGATCAACGAGGGAAAACTTTAAAATAACGTAGTCTTCCTTCATTAACTGAAACTTTCTCTTACTGCCTGAATCTATAGGAGTTGAAAAAATCTCATTTCCTGATATGTCTTTGACTTTCACCTCATTCATAGTGCCAAAGTTAAATGACAAAAAAAAGAAGCCCTAACAATTAAGGCTTCCATACACGACAATGCAATTAATGTCGTAAATTAGATTCGTAATGCTGGATTAGGTTCGCAAAACTTGCTCGATATCTTCCCGAACGTCCGATCTGAACTCTGCGCATAAGCGATACTTTTCCCAAGATAAATTAGATGATAAATATCGTTACTATTAGCCGGAACTTGAACATCAACCTTACCTTTATAAAGTTCATCAAAGAAAGCTTTTCTCTTTGATTGATAATCGGACTGAGAACTACCCTCAATAGTGAACGAAAGAGTTATTTCCCTCTCATCGACTTTAGGCTCATTGATTATTACCCGTTTCCCATGTTCAAGTCGACTTTTGTTCTCAATAAAATCCTTCATGGGAGCAGATGCCCCAATTACATCAAGAAATCCCTCTCCCATTCTTACCCCCCAGAATGTGTAAGCGTCTTTACCATTTATCAATAAATCTGCCATAATCTATAATTTTGATGTGTTCTTCTTTACTTCTGCAATATCTTTCTGCATCTGAATGACAGGCTTTACAATAGCACCTGTATTCTCTGAAATCTGTACCAGTTCAAGATAAGATTGTGCTATCAGATCACGAGTATCGTCAGCGATGTTTCTTATCTCCGTATTTACACGAAATATGTCTTCTGATTTCATTGTGAGAAGATTTAGTGATTGTACTTGAATAGCATTCTGATTCTTAATTTCTTCTCCAGCAATTTGTAATGCAGTAAACCGTCCGTTTAATTCCTCCCCTGTATCTTGTGACATAGCAGAAAAACCTTTGGATGTAGATGACTTAGATTCTGATCCATTTGTAGTAAAACCAAAATCACTCATCATTTTATCACGTTCGGCCAACAAACTTTCTGATAGCTGTTCCTGCATATCACGAAGTTTTTGAACCTCATCAGGTGTTAGGCCGTCTTTCCCATACTCAACCCAAGTGTCATATAAAGCCTGTATTCGTTCCTTGTACTTATTTGCCAATAAAGACTCAAAAATAGATTTCTGCAAATACTTTTCAAAGTTATCGGCAAAGTCTTCATTAGTACTATCCAAGTCTGATAACAAATCAATATACCCACTACGAAATTCATCAAAGCTTATCCCGGCAACAGCTTCTTTCATTTGTTCAAGAACCTCTTTCGCCTGTTCAGCACCGCTAATGATGTTATTCAAATGTTCGCGAAAATCGCCATCAAGTCCTGCCCATAATTCAGGCATCTGCTCTTTCACCTTTTGCAACTGTTCGGCAGAAGCTTCAAGTAAGGCATTAGTGATATCATTATAGTTTCCATTCTGCCGCACATATCTATAAAGTTCTGAAGCATAGCCGCCCAATGCAGCGTTTTGCCGGTAGGCTATAGAATGCGATCCGGCACTTGCCCCTGATTGCGCCAAAGTTCTGGCAAGATTACGTTGCGCATCTTGGGATTTCTTGATAATATCAAGAGCTTCCTGCCCAGCCTTTAAAGCTTCGGTTCCATAGGAAATATCAATGTATTCTTTCTTCTTACTAATCAGTTCATCCCAGATAGAATTGATGTTTTCATACTGAGCTTTCATTTCATCGTAGCGAGAATAATCAGCACCACTTAATCCAGGAATCAACCCACCCAAAGAAATCACGGAAGTAAGAGCGCCCTTCACAGTTTGCAGACCTCCGGTAATAATAGACATCGGTTTCGTAATATCTATACTTCCAAGACCGTCTAACATTTCACCGAACCCAGACATTGTATCTTCCAGCCATTTAGGAGTATTCAATCCTAAAGTCTCCATGATACCGATAACCTCATTGCCAGCATTTACATACTGACTTATTTCATCAACTCCTTTATGCAAAGCGGCAGTAGCTTCTGTCAAAGCTTTCTGTTTGTTATTTTTAGCGCTTTCAAGGGTGACCTTTGCGTTTTTCTTTTCTTCATCAGTACCTTCTTTCAAAGCCTTGTTGTATGCTTCCTGTGCTTCACGTTGGGCATCTGTAGCATCTTTAAGAGATTTGAAAGAAGTCTTCATCGCTTCAAAGGGATTGCGTTCCGAAACCTTTTCATCAATCCGTTCGATGGCATCAACTAATTCTTTTAAGTTTTCGGGGGACAAGTCCTTTTGAGAAGAAATAAAGTCTTTCAGATTGGCTTTCAACTTTTTCAGAGTATCCGTAGACACTTTATCAAGATTTCCGAATACTTGTTCCCAGTCCATGCTTTTTTTGAACTGCTCAGCATCAAGTTTAAACACATCTTCATTTTTAGTTTCAATACGTTTTTCAATACTTCGGTCAATCTTGGCTACTTCATCGGTATCACCTTTTGCTTCTGCCTTTTTGCGAGCTTCCTGCAATACTGTAATATCATCGTTAAACTTCTTTTCAATAGCAAGGCGTTCATCCGTATAAGACTGGTATTTATCGGCTAAATCGCTGTATGTTTTCTCATTATTGGCAATAGCGGCTTTATACAGTTCATCGAAATATTTCTGTTCATCATCAGACAGCTTTATGCCGGCAGCATCAAAGGACTTGCCTTTATTCTTTGGATTAGTCTCCCATATAGAACGGGCATCCTCAATCTTCTTGCGCAAAGCATCCTCTTTCTGGCGGTCTATAGCCTGCATCTCTTTTTCAAAGTTGAGTTCCATTTCGGCAATGGTCTTCTCAAACCCCTCGTCCATAGCTTTGATGCGGGCTTCATCAACTTTCATTTGCAAGTCTTCGGCAGAACGTTGTTGTTCTAACGCTTGCTTTTCAAGAAGTACATTATATTTATCAGTCTGTTTTCTAAGTTTATCGGCTTGATTTTCTTGTTTCGTTAATTTACTACCTGTCAAACCACCAAGTTTTTTATATGCCTTTTCAGTCGTTTCTTCCCGTTTTTTGGCTTCTTCATATTGCTTTGAAGTAAACTTGGATTTGTCTTTTTCTATTTCAGAGAGTTTCTTTTTTGCGTCTTCCCATTCTTTCTTAGCTTTGTCATAGTCTTGCTTATAGGTTGATGTTTTACGTGACTTTAGCTCTGCTTCAAGCACATCTATTCTGCTTTGCAATTCTGACTCAGTAGTCGTACCTTTCAAAGACCCAACACCTACATTTAAAGAATACCATTTATTATTCTTTCTTGCTTGTTGAAGGCGCTTCATTTCATCCAGTTCTGACTTTATCTGAACATCAGTATTTTCTTTTAAACCAAGTTGCCATTGAGCGAGTTCATCAGAACGGACTTCTTTTTGATAAGATGTGAGAATATTTCTTTCTTCATCTAACTTCGATCTCAAAGTAGATAAAGTCTCATTCTTATATTTATCAGCAAGCTGTTTCTCTGATTCATTCAAGCTATTTTTATGAAAATTTGGATCTTCTCCAAACCTTTTCCATAATCCAATAACTTGTTCGTATTCACCAATTATTTTTTGAGAGTTACTGTAATTGGATTTGTTTTCTTTTATCTTTTCTTTACCAACCTCTTCATTGTATTCTTTCCATAAAGCTATTAAATCCTTAATATGTCCCTTTTCATCTATATATTTTTGAAATAGAGATGGGTATTCATCTTTTATAGCTTTCATAGCCTTTACTCTATCCATAGAAGAGGTGTATTCGTTTTGAATAGCGGAAATCAGATCTTCAAGCCTTTGTTTATGTTCTTGCTCTTTTTTAACAGACTGTTCCTTTTGCTCATTAAACCTTTTTTGAGCTTTCTCTGCCGATGTTGTTGAATCACGAAATGCCCACATAGCTGTTGTAAGCCCTCCGACTGCAACAGCCAACAAGACATAAGGATTGGTAAGCATGGCAGCGTTTAAAGCCATTTGTGCCTTTCGTGCCAATACACGAGCATTAGTCAGTCCAATTTCCACAAGAGTATGTTTACTTTCAGCAGCAGTAACAAGCATTACTGCGGTTCGGTATGTACCATAAGTAACCACCAATCCGGCAAGCACCTTTCCGACTGTCTCATAGTTTTCAATCAGCGAGGTAGTCATTTGAATGCCATCCATAATTACACCTTCCGATTTTTCACCTAACTCGTTAAAAACAGTGTCTATAGCATCGTTCATCATGGAAAGCTGACCGTTTATCTCCTTGGAAGCATTTTCGGACATCTGATAGAATCGCCCCCCTGCGGAAGTAGCGTCAATAAACGCTTGTTGAACCATTTCTGCGGAGATAGCCCCCTTAGACATCTCATCTTTGAGTGTGGCAATGGATTTACCTGTCTTTTCAGAAATCTGCTGGAGAGGGTTAAATCCGGCATTAATCATCTGATTAAGATCTCCGCCCATTAACTTACCAGTCGCTGACATCTGAGAGAAAGCCAAGGTCAGAGAATTGAACTTCTGCGTATTTCCCATAGAAACATCGCCAATGGCAGAAAGAAAACGGGGTACTTTTTCGGCTTCGATATTGAAACCAAGCATCATCTGCGTAGCTGCTGTTACATCAGAAAATTCAAGCGGGGAAACTTTAGCAAACTCACGAACTTGTGACATGAGGGTATTGGCTTTCTCTTTGTTTCCTAATAAAGTTTCAATAGCAGTATCAGCAGCCTGAAACTCGCCACGGACACGAATCATTTCAGAACCTAATGCCTTTAATACTCCAGCACCACCTATAACCGCTAAGGCTTTCTTCCAAGAAATAGCGATACCATTATTAGTTTCTACAACCTCTTTTGCATCATCCTTGTATAGAGCATATTCATCACGTAGTTTTTTTACTGACAGACGTGCTTCTGCCTGTTGCTGGGTTAATCCAAATAAAGCCGCCTTTTCTTCATCTAAAGCCTTTCGGGCAGCATTATATTCGTCCAGCTTACCACTTGCAGAAAGAGGATTTCGTTTTAATGCAATACGATAAGCATCACCAAGACGTTTTACATCAGCTTCAATATCCTTAATCACTGCCTTCTGAGCGATGATTTTTTCAGTGAACCCATTTACAGATTGGGAAGCATCGAATATTTTCTTTTTAAAACTACCCTCCATGACCGCACCAGCTTTGGCAGCTTCATTTACCAGTTCATTCATCCGTTGTGTGGATGATGATAATTGAGTATTCATAGCCTTAAAAGCAGCAGGAGACTGTGTGCCGTTCATGCTTTTTAGCTCTTGCTTTAACTTTGCGATCTCATTACGAAGTTTTATTACCTCTTCATAATCAGCTTGCACACGAAATACAAGTTTTGCCATATATAAAGTGATTTTTAGTTTATATAAATAGCGCACCCCAACCTAATGAGGTGCGCATTATTTTCAATTCGGAATTTCAATAGCAGGATCGAATTTATGTATAATTTCCTTGCTTATATTACCATCCATTAGAACCTTATCCACATACTCAAATAGTTTATGAAGTTCATCAGAAGCACCATTCGCTTTCTTGATTGCATCTTCTTTGCCTTGTAATAAACCAAGCAATGCTTTTTGTGCATCAAACAATGCTCTTTGTATAATACACAAATCACCATAAGTCACTATGATAGGTATATCTTTTATATGAATCTCCTTTTTTTGAGTTATGGAATTAAGCAGTAGTTCCATATCCACATTTAATACGCCCGCAAGTTCCGCTAAATTAAGATGATCTAATTTGTTCTTATATTCCATAATCAAGAAGCATAGTTAAACACTTGTGGATAATTTCGCTTTTGATATTGATTTCTCAAATAACTAATTAGGTTGTCGAAGTTAGTTATAAATCCTTCGTTTATCAAATCTGCAACCTTCTTTTCAAGCTGCCATAATTCACGTTGCTTCATTTCATCACCATGTTTGTTGCGAAGCATCTTTTCGTGATTATTGAATACGACCCAGTTTAATGCTTCACCTACCTTTTGCATGGCTTTCGGCATGAAATCTTTTGGGACTATCTTCATAACAGCAGAACTAAGTTCTTTGTAAGCATCACCAGCATCGTTTCGATAGCGAATCATTTCATCGTACACAAACCGCAATACCTTGACTTCAAAAGTCGGATTTATCCACATAGCAAATTTGATAAACAGAAGTGGATTCATCCAAACTTTATCGGGTGTTTTGCCTTCTTTGGTATTTCTACCCTTGACTTTTATAACTAATTGATTTTCACCAATGTCGATTTTTGACCTATGGCTTTCATCGTCTGCAAGAGCCTTTAAAAACTCCTTCACTTTAGGACTGTTAATGAATTCAGACATCCTTCTTCTCGGATTACCTTCTACATTATTCCACTGCCGAAGAAGTTCGCTTCCGTCAAAATATCCATCACTTGTGCGCTGTACCACTGAAAAATTATCAATGTATCGCACCATTTCTTGATTTGTTTTCATACATTTGCAGTATTAAACTTTATTATTATCCCCGTTGGCGGCTCAGTCACTTCCGCTTTCGGGGATTTTAATTTGACTGAATTTGTAGCAGATGGGGAATCGAACCCCGTTGCGCCATTACTCGCTTCTGCTGAACCCTCTTAGATACTATCTACGCTTAGAATCATATAAAAGAGAAAGGCGAAGAAATAATCCGTCTAATGTGGTTGTCTACGGACTAAATCTAACGCCTTTAATATCTTATCGTATATTCGACAACCACGAAGAACATCTTTGTTTTCTTTTCTGCAAATTTATTTCATATCCAAACGAAATAAGAATTTTCTTTCATCTCATACACGACAATGAAGTCGTTGTCGTAAAAAACAGATAAAAGGTAGCCTTAAAGTCGTGCAGGCTGCCTTTGGATAATCGTGCTATACTAAATCATCCACTCTACAGCTCATCACATCGCCTATCATTTCGCCAATCCAAGCCGTTTCATCGTTTAAATCCGTTTGAATATGGTCTAAGCGTTCGTAATGGTCTTGCAACTCATCCTTAGTCTTTATTTCATGGATGATGTTACGGGATTGTTTTAACAGGCATAATACCTTAAATAAATCTTCGTGAATTGATTTATTTCTTACTTCTTCGATATTTATTTCTGCTTTCATAGTCATGCGATTTTAATAAGGTTGAACTTCTTGAATGAACGAAACTCGTTCTTCTCGCAATCGAAATAGGTAAATAGGTTTTCATTAGGTTTGCGACCTGTACCTTTTACATTGTCGGCTATCACTTCATCACGTAACGTACCGAACGCTTGACGAATTTCGCCCGATACTTTTTGATAGAAGAACTGAACCGTTCTTTTCTTCATCTGTACTTTTAGTTTCAGAAGCAACCAACTTCTTTTTAGACACTCTGAGAAACTTTCACCTGTGATTCTGAACATCTGCCATGCAGTACTCATAACCTCTTTCATCTGATTTCTTAATGTTGTGCTCATACTACTTATATTTTATGTGTTTATACCTTAATATCTATACCCAAAATAATTTTCCCAAAGGTCAATCTCTACCTCAAAAGAAGCTACGCACTCAGCTTTGCTTTCTTCGTACATGGCGAATACTTCTGCTTCACTCATTACTAATACCTGTTGGTATTCTTTGCACATCTGGTTTAAATCTTCTTTTGTCATAAGGCTTATATCTTATTGTTTAACTTTGATGCTACAAAGGTGGTATTTTCATACCACACAAACAAATAACAGTGCAATTATCATACACCTTTTAACTTTAATTAGTGATACGATAATACCACGTCTTTAATATTAATGTATCTTTGCAGAAACAAAATTTATGAAGTATGATTGAGCAACTAAGAATTAAAGAGGCCATCAAAGAACATGGCACATCAATTAATGGAGTAGCTGAAAAGATGGGTATTTCCCGTTTTACTCTTAGCACTCATGTAAATGGTAACCCATCTACGGAAATTCTTTTGAGGATAGCTGATGCAATAGGCTGCCCGGTAACTGAACTATTCGAGCAACCAAAGAGCGATAGTCTTTCTCTCACTTGTCCGCATTGTGGAAAGAATATCAATATAAAGGTAGAATAACACAATGGAATTAAGAGTTAAAGAAGTGTGCAAGGATAAAGGAGTTACCCTTGCAGAAATTGCGAGCAAAATTGGCGTGGCACAAGCGAGTCTATCTAAAATGTTAGGTGGTAATCCTACGATTGGAACACTGGAAAAAATCGCTACTGCTTTAGATGTCCCCATGTGGCAACTCTTTGCATCACCGGAAGAAGTGCAACTAAAAAAAACAGTATCTCCGTCAAGTGTCCACACTGCGAAAAGAGTTTTAATATCAACATAAAAGTTGATTAAGCTATTTAGACAGAATATAAATTATCAACATTTCTTTAAAATATATTGTTAATAAACTTTATTTGGGGTTATTTTGCAAACAAAACTAAAATAATATTTATCATGAAAAAGATTTTGATTTTATTATGTGCTGTTTTCATGTTTTCATCATGTATGAGCATCTTTTCAAGCTCTAAACAATCTATTACTTTTATGGGAGAGAACGGCACAAGGCTGTATGACGGAACTAATAATGTGAAATTGGCAGAAATAAAAGAGGGTGGCTCTGCTACAGTAAAAATCAAGAAAAAACTGTCAGACAAAACGATTATTGCAAAGAAAGAAGGTTTTAAGGATACACCTTTCGTTATAGAATCTTCGTTTAATGCTAAATCTTTGTGGAATATATTGTTCTGGCCGGGCTTTTTGATTGACCTCGGAACAGGGAAGATTAATAAATACGACCCTATTATTTACAATATAGAAATGGACAATAAGAGTAATTAATTACAATGATCGCCAATGGAGAAGTCGAAAAAGACAATATTTATTTGGCTACCTAAGAAAGAATAATAAAAGCCGGAGGAATCCGGCTTTTTCTTTACCCGTTACCATTTTTACTTCAACGGATTATTACCTTTCCTTTTGAAAAACTCTTCTTCTGACATTTCTTCCATAACCTCTCCATATGCGGTGTGAAGTTTGTCTTTTTGCATTATTACTAAGTTTCTATATGGAATTTGATTTACCGCTTCATCATAAGACAGATGCAGATTTTCTATGAATGTTGCTATCTGTCCAAGCAGGCAGCTATTACCTACAACTTCGCTTTTGCTGTCAGATTTTGCACATTCCTCGCTAAAACTGACAGCTTGCAAAAATTTTCAGCGGAAATCATAGATACTGCTTTTGACAGCGCATCAGTCACTTCTTCAAGCGTCCCGTTTGACAATTCATCATATAGGCTATCATCACCTTGTATGAACCATGAAAGCGCATGAGCCGAGTTTCCAATATTTGGCAATGAAGCTATCATGTCTTTCATTGTATCTCCGTTCCCAAGGTCTGATAAATAATACCCTGCGCCTGCTATTTTCTTTATCGTAGGCGGCATTATCACATATGCTTTTCCATTTATTATTGCTGTTTCAAAATCCATCCCGAGAACAGCACTGTTTACTATTTTAGCAGCGTTATCCATATTTTTTTTGCTTAAAAAAGACGGTGAGCAACCACCCACCGCCATCCTGAAAACTTAACCTTAAACCACCAAAAGTTTAATCCACGGATTTTGCTCTTAAAGATTGTAAAGATGCTTCCGATGGAGTATCAACCTTTTCTCCGTTAAACCAATATTCGTCAGAGACTCCATCATTCGGATTATCCATAGCTACAGCGGAAACGCCAAGTCCCATATTTTTCTCCACAAAGTTTGTTTTTCCAACGATACCGGCATAAGTGAACACAACATAGTTTCCTGTTTTTGTCATACCAACAACTGCTTTATAAACAAGTTCTGGGTTTTCAGGTGCTTCCCATCCGTCACCTGATCCGACCAACTTTCCTCCTTGTAAAGCTACTTTATCTTCAAACCCATATTCACCGAGTGTAAACGCTATTGTTTTTGCCCCATTAGCTGTTATATCACGGTAATACGTTTTTCCCGTTAACTCATTGATATAGTCCGTAACGGATGGATCATCCTCTGTATATCCCCATGTATCTTGATGGGAGTTCTTCACTTCGGTAGCACTACTGAGCCACGTTTTCAATGCAGACGCAGTAAGGGGCGCTTCAATAGGTTCACCATACCAAATTTTCTTAATTCCTATAAATGGTTTCATATCATTTTACATTTAATACTTCAAATAAAATTCTCGCATTCACATAGTGACACTTCAAAGCTGTGTCTTTTTCCGTACCGATTGATTCGATAGAGTAATTGTAGGTAGTACCGTCATAGGTGCTTACCACATCATCGAAATGTTTCATGGCTTCTCTTTCAAGTTCATTAAGGCGGATGGCGTTCGCTTCATTCTCGCTCAAATCAGGAACACAAAAATTCACCTCAGCAAAAGACTTCTTCCAATAAGTGCCCGGCTGTTGCTTCTTCGTGTGAATGACAATCCTTTCAGACTTCAATTCACCAGTCAGCGTTTCCCCTGCTGGTACGATATCTATCCCGAAAGCCTTGCAATCCCGATAGAGAATATTTCCTATGTCGGTAGTTACTATCATTCAAATTCTTCTTTTAATCGTTTCTCCGCATATAGAGCGGCACCACTCAAAACATCAAATCCTTTCGATTCCACGTTAGACGCATATTGATAACCTTTCGGTGATTCTGCATCGTTATAGAGTGTCAAACAATCCTTATCCACATCATACTTGTTGGACGTTCTCAAAGTGAGCGTGTGGTCTTGATAGCTACCGTGTTCCTCCGCGTACTTCACAGCTTCATCGCCCACATCAATCTTCTTCTTCTCGACTTCCCATTCTCCTTCATCGAAAAAGGAATCGACATCGGAGAAATCGAAATCTACATCCATAGTTCAGAATAGTTAAAGTAGTTCGTACTCTTAACCGTGTAAACCTCGCCTTGACCTCTCACCACCTCACCCTCCATGCAACGGACTTCATCCCCTGCCTTAATAGTGACCCTCTTCTCACACACTACATGATAGTTCGGACGGTACACAGAGCCGTTATCAGATGAAAACTCTTTGGTAGTGTTATCATCACAACGGCACTTACATACATCCTGCCAGCTCTCACCACCCGTACCAGGGATAGGTCTGCCAAACTCATCCTTTTCCATCGGGGTGATAACCTTTACCTGCAATATGTGTGGAGCGAATATCATAAGAAGATTACTTTGGGTTTGTTGCTCAACTCGTCTTTCAATCCGTACTGTTTGCACAGAAATGAATAGTAGTCCTTGATACCTTGAATGTTCCAAGACATTGAGAAACCGCTTTCACTGATTGAAGTGGCACGAAGCAATAGAGAGGGGATGAATTTCGCAATCGCCACGGAGACACGACCGTGACAATCCGCGTTCATCTCATCCTCTCCGCTTATCTCCGCATTTAGACACATATCCAAAAGGTCAGCTTCCGACAACTGAATGCCGAAAGACTGGAACTTCTGTGATATGTATTCGTTTACCGTCATACGTTCATCGTTGAAAGGTCAATGTTCACAATCTTGTTGGGAGCGATAAATTCAGGAATCCACTCTGCAGTGTATTCCATGTATCTACCCTCCCCGTCACGATAGTTACAGATAGACATCTGTCCCTCTGATTGTGTGTAGTTACGTCCCGGAACCGGGTCGGTCATCACATACGGTCTATGGTGGCGCATACGCATCACATTGTCACTCTGCAACAGAGTAATGCGGTTGTCTGCGTAAATCTGCACGTTCTCGCCGTTCTGATTTTCAACGTAGTCCTCCTTGATTTCGATGGTAGGAAGTCCGATGCCTGTAAACACGCTTGACGCCATCTGTGAAGTAATCAAGCCACCGCTCACATAGAACTGGTTAGCACCGAGAAGCATCTTGAATGTTTCTCCGAACTCCTTACTGCCGACAATGTTCTTATTGAACGTACCACGAGACATAATCATCTTGGAGAATACACCGTATTTGATTTTCAACGCTTCAATTTGCTCTTTCAGATAAGAAATGAACTTATCCTTAACAGCGGCTTCGGGAGTGATGAAATGGAACGGCAGGTCAATATCAAGCAATTCAATATTCTCTTTGTTGTCTGCCAAATGCACTTTAGCCTTACCGGTCATCAACAGCTCACCAGTGACAATATCCATACGCTTGTGCGGAGCAAGCAGAATTTGACGATAGTCATCATAGATGAAGTCGATAATCTCGTTCAAGATAGTGCGCTGGTCAGCCGTATTAGCCGCATTGAACTTATTAAGAATGTCTTCTAATTGGGACAATCTCTCCACATCTATTTGATATCTATCTCCTAAATAAGCAATTTCGGTATAGCCGCTTCCAAGAGAACGTCTCTCACGGATAGGCTTCTGGTCATTTTTCCCAATGATAGAACCAGCCATCACACCTGTAACCGTTCCTAAATATGTCTTGAACACACGGGTCTTGGTTTCGAGGAATGATCCGTACTGCTGCCAATAGATTCTATCCTGTCTTGTTTGCAAAACGCGGTCAATAACTGCGTTCACAATAAAAGGGTCGGAAAATAAAGTTTGTATGGTCAAATTCATATCTAAACTTTTTTAGAATTAATACTCAAACTGGAAACGAGAGGTCAGCCCTACTTTATCCAGTTCATGAATTGGAAGAACCAACTTACTTTCTTTCACTTCGTAAGCCTGCATCAGAAGGGTGCAAAGAACGGCTCCATCGCTCTCAACTTTCTTCGCATCATAAAGAACGAAGTTCGCTGTATTCTTTTTCACTGTGCCCGCTACTGCAGTCGCTTCAAATAAAACTGCATCCTTTGCGATGTTTTCACCAAAAGCAGCTTCAATAGACAGAATATCATAACCCTTGTTACCCTTGTCAATAGCGGTTATCTTCGCGCCTTTCTTACCACTTCCAATAAACATGCCGACATAAGCCAACGATTCCTTTGCAATTTTGATAGATAAAGCATCTACTCCTGTTGTGTAAGCCTCTACAACTTTCACGTTACGAACAGGAACAATGGTACGCTTTACCAAATCAGCCTGTACCGGGGTAAATACAGGCAAAAAAGAACCTACTGTGAGGTTGGCAATATCCAACTTCCACGGTCCACTCTTTCTAACCCCTGTTTCTACACGGTAAAACTCTTCCGGCTTATAATCCGGTTTCAAGTCATAATGTGTACCTGCTGCCATTTAATTTACTTTTTAGATTCAACAATAGTTTTGGTTCCTTCCGAAATCATACTGGCAATAGATTCATTTTCCTTCTCAATCTTTTGCTCTGCTGATTCGGGAGGTGTCACGCCTTTGAAGCCGTCATTTGCGAACTCCTGCTTCAAGTCCTTGAAATAAGCGTCCAAGTCCTCATCGTCCTTGATGGCGCACCTCTTGGCGTAGTTTTCGGGAATACCATACTCCTTAGCCTTTGCCAAAATCTGCTCCTGACGTGTGGCTTGCGCCTTTTCTTGCTTCAAGGTGGAAACCTCCGTCAAAAGGCTATTATTGGAATCAATTAAAGCTTGTGCCCATGCAGGCACATCGTCTTTATTTTCTTCCGTTTTGATGGTTGTGGTAGTCTCGATTGGCTTACCGTCTTTAAGGTTATGTTTCTTCTCGTAGTTAGTCACTGCGGTTTTAGAAGCATCCCCGGCACGGAAATCACCATAGGAATTAAGCACGTCCGAAAAACTGATACCCTCAACAATAGAGTTTACCTTTGTCTCGTCCGTTATACCCTCTGCCTTTTTGGTGGCAATTCGGGTTAATATAGCAGTATCTACCCCAGTGAATTTTTGTTGCAGCCCTGCCAAAATAAGTTCTTGAATATTCATACCGTATGATTTGATTTATAAATTCATACGGTAAATTTCGCTATTAATGAATAGGATGAAAAATTATTAGATAGGCGATACACGACAATGAAACGATTGTCGTAAAATAATAAAAAAGGCGTGAATAGCCGAAGCCTCACGCCTTAATTTTGAATTTATAAAGTAGCAGATTGTAATTCTGCTCCGATATTCTTTATAGTAGGTTTATAGCAGCTAACTCCTTGGTCAAAGACTGAATACCTTTCTGAATCTTCTCCAACTGCTGTTTGCGCGGTTTATGCACTCCTGCTGCATAATGCCATAACTGACGTTCATTGATTCCGGTAATCCGGCTCAAAGCAGCTTTGGTAAAAATACTACTATAATAGTTGATAAAAGTAGCAGCGTCTATCTTAAATTTCAATTCAAACTCTCCCGACAAGACTTCACAAGGATTCGGATTATCTTCCAGATACAACTCAATTGCTTCCTTCATGTTATCCTCAATCTCTTTCATGTCATTGCCTACAGTTATGACCGGAGCACCTTCGATATAAGCACTCAAATTCTTTCCTGCATGTTCTACAATCACTTCTACTGTTTTCATATTACCTCCTTTTTAAAATTGAGAGAACAAGGGGGCTACTTTAGCCCCGCTTGTCTCAAAATGCTGTAATAAGTGCCTTTCTCAACGCCTTTGCTATTATGATTCGGTACGATAACTACTTTACCATCTTTTTCAAACTTCATGTGGCTACCTCTCTGACTCTTTAGAACAAAACCGTTTTCTTGCAACATAGTTACAACGTCTTTCACTGATTTGTAACTCATAACGCTTTGGACTTAATTACAATGCAAATATAGTAATAATATGAATACTATCAAAGTATTTATTCATTATTCTACTATGAATAGAAAAAATTAGTGGCAACTCTTAGAGAATCACTGCTAATGTCCCATTTTTCTTATTCAAAAATTATAGACCTCGTATTTTTTCTGACTAAGAAGCGTTTTTCTGTTCTTTATTTCCGATTTGATTATTCTTAGCTGCTTGTTCTTCCTTGATTTCCGCAAGTTCTTCTTCGATTCTGCTTATTTAGGCAATCGTTTTTCTAAAAGACGCTGAATGCTTTTGTGTATTTTCCCTATAACCTCATAATAACGTGGCTCCTCAAACCCATTATAACATTCACTTGCTTTATCCAAGTTATAAAGGTCATCATTGCCATCTATAATAATTTTGGCATCTTCATCCTTCTGGTACCTAACTTTAAATCTAACCAAATAATCAGATAAAGCATACACATCATTAAATGCAGAGCCACAACCATGCAAATAATAATCTTGGTGCTCTTTCCTTATTGCTTCATCTGCTTTTATAAGTAATCGAAGCAATTGAGTGTCTATTTTATCGCCAATATCCTTATTCTTTCTTCGATTTTTGCCAAATAAAATCAGAACTCCCTCTCTTAATGAAGGAATAAACCCTATTACTACAGCTGCTACAACAATGGTAGCTATAATCCAATTATCTAAAAAGAAATTGATAATAGTGTCGTATTTTGTAGTTGTCTCCATAATCATAACCTTTCAGCTAAATCCTTTACATCTTCCGCAGACTTTACTTCATGCACGGTATCTCCGACCTTTACGAAGCCGATAATATTACTGGCATTCGGCTTTTCAAATAGTTCGGCAATAGGAACATTTAATGTATTCGCAATCTTTTCTAATGTTTGCAACTGCGGATATTCCCCTCGTAAAGTCTTATTCAGACTTATATCAGATATTCCCATTTTTTCTGCTAACTCTTTTTGAGTTATACCTTGCCCTTGACAAAGTTCTTTTATCCTTGTTCTAAAGTCCATAATACTATATAGTTTTATTCGACAAAATTAGATATTTATACCATATAATACAATTATATGGCTAAAATAAATCTACTTAGTTTTATTTTTAATATTATT